CACTTGCATTTGATATCCAGTAGGGGCTTAATCCGGTTCGTCCGCCTTTTCTTTGCCACATCCTTACCTCCTCTCAAGTCTTCTTTTGCTCCCGACCGACTTTGTAACGGGCGGTTTACCGTTCGTCCGCTTCATCACCCAGGAATCCAGGGTTTCTTCGGACACCCTGATGCGCTTTCGCTCCGTCCCGCTGATTACGGAATAAGGCATCTGATACATCAGGCTGATCGCCGTCCTTCTGGCGACTCCAAGCCGTTCCGCAACCTCATCAGGGCCAAGCCAGACAGTCGCCATTACCTACACCCCACTATCCACATCAGGAATGTCGCGATAAGCGGAAAGCCACAAACCATCAAGCGGAAGTTCCTTTTCTCCGCTCTCACCTTCCGGGCGTCCGCTTCCAGACATTTCAGCATCAAATAGCTTCTGATATTCGTCGGAGGTATTGGTGTAGTTAACCGTCCATTCATCGTCTATAACTCCCTTCCGTGTATAGATGGTTCCGGCATCGCATTTCGGTCTGCCATAACTGACGACGATGCTGTCGAGCGTATCATCCGCAAAGACATTAATTAAAAGCTGTGCCCCGCGCACATGATCGATGCCGGTCTTCTCCATCATCCCCCGAAGCTGTTCCGCGATGACTTGACCGAACTGCACGAGATTCTTGACGGCTAATTTCTTTTCGTGGCTGTATGCTACTGCCATGATCTATCCTCCTTCTCTCTGTTCTAATTAAATTAGACTGTTTCGGTAAAAAAAGAAATCCTGTTGATGTTGACTGCATACAAGTCGGCAAGCTTCCGAAGCGTTTTGATATCCGGAGCCGTCTTCCCGGTCTCGTAGTTGGTGATGGTCTGCCGGGACACGCCGATCTGGCTTGCAGCTTCTTCCTGGGACAGTCCTGCGTTCACTCTCGCTGCCTTCAGAGAAATTTTGAATTCGCTCATATTGTGGTTTCACCCCCTTTCAAAGCCCCCTCATCATACACTATTTAGATTAGACTGTCAAGACATTTTGATAAAAAAATTTGACAATTTGCGTTTCCTATTATACAATTCGCAAAAAGGAGGTTAACACCATGACAGATAGAGAAGTTTTTCAGAAAAATATCCAGAAGTTCCTTGAAGACTCAGGAACAATGCAGAAGGACCTGGCTTCCGCTGTCGGTGTGAGCGTCAAAACCGTCAGCGCATGGATACGGGGCCGTGGTTATCCACGTGCGGATGTGATGGAGAAAATCGCGAGATATTTTGATGTCCGTCTGTCCGACCTCGTAGATCAGGAACCCACGGAAGACGAAGAGGAAACCATGCTGGTAAACATGTTCCGGTCGCTTTCAACTGCCGGGAAAATCAAACTGCTGGAACGTGCGGAGGAGCTTGTCGTCCTCTATGGGAAAAAATCTAATGCTGTTTCCTCTGGGGAGGTCGCTGGCTGATGGCTAAAAACAAGCAGAGAGCAGACGGCCTGTACAGAGCATGGTACAAAGGCAAGCAGTTCTACGGAAAGACTGATGCGGAAGCCAAGGCCAAGCGTGACGCGTACAAATACGAATGCGAACATGGCATAGAACAGCAGAAACCGATTTCAGTCTTTGACCTTGCGGATGAGTGGCTTCCTGTGGCAAAAGCCAATGTGGCGAAGCGGACATACAATCAGTACGCATCCTTGATGGAAAGGATGACGGACATCATCGGTGAGAAACTGGTCAAGGCAGTTTCCCCGGCAGATATCAAACTGGTCTGGACTTCCTTTGTCGGACAGTCGCAGTCCCAGATCAAGAAAGCCAAGTCCCTCTATCACTCGTTCTTCCAATATGCCCTGGAAAACGGATACTGTAAGTTCAATCCAATGCTGTCCGAATCCTCTAAACCGCATATAGGTACAAAAGGATCCCACCGCTCCCTTGAACCATGGGAAATAGATCTGATTGAAAACACGCCACACAGATGCAGAAACGCTGCCATGTTTATGCTCCACGGTGGCTTCCGCAGGGAGGAAATCCTGTGCATGACAAAGGACGATATCCATCAGGGGAAAATCACCGTAAATAAAGCGGTAAAATTTGACGGAAACCGCCCTGTTGTTGGCAAGACGAAGAATGATACATCAGAAAGACAAGTGCCGTTATTTGATGTTTTATTGCCTGTTTATAAGGGGCTTTCTGATGGGGAGTATCTACTCGCTGATGAGCATGGAAAACTCTGCTCCGAAATTGCATTCCGCAGAGCATGGCAGTCTTATATGACAGATCTGTCCACCGTCCATAATGGATGTCATAAACGCTGGTGGCATCTTACCAGGGAATGGAAACAGGATCATCCGAAAGAGTACGCTGCCTACCTGGACATAAAAAAAGACCCGAAACGCCAGAAAGAAGCTGAACAGTATCGGCTCCGGGGATGGCATGAAGTGTCCTTCCGTCCGCACGATCTCCGGCACACCTTCGTCTCCAGGGACTGCCGGGACAGAGGAATAGATATCCACATCTGCATGAAGTGGGTTGGGCACTCCTCGGAAAAAATGATTCTGGAAATCTACGACCATCTGTCCGATGAAAGAGAGCAGAATGCCATTGATATCATGAATGGCACAGTTAAAAAACAGTTAAATGACCAGCAAGCGAAAGCAGGAGCGTAGGAATATCAACGCTCATAAGTCTCTTTTACGTATGACTACGAATCAAAAGGTCGTGGGTTCGAATCCCGCCGGGCTCACTACCCCGGAAGCTTGAAAATAAAGGCTTCCGGGGTTTTCTTATATCTTTTTGTTAGTGTATTTTAGGGTATTTTAGGGTACTCTATAACTGTGTAACACAGTTAAAAAACAGTTATAAAAAACTCCGGATTTCTCCGGAGTTAATCATTCGTTATTCATTCATTATTCTTCTTCGGGAGGTTTGTCTATGGCAGCTTCCAGAACATAGGCATCTTGTGCTCTGGCAGCATCGACAAGTCCCTCACCGATGATATACGCCACAACGGCAGCGCCAGCCATGATCAGCGCAGCTACCTGGGTCGCAGTCTCCTGTTTTCCCCCAAATGCCACCACGAGCATCGTTACGAACTCACAAACAGCAGCCCAGAACTTTCTACTCGTCAGCTTTCTCTTCATGTCTTCACTCATCTTGCTACCCCTTTCTTCAGATCGGTAATTGCAAAACTTTGTCCTTCAATGCCGTAATTGTTCCATTACCACCAAGGGCATGGTACGCATTATAAACCTTTTCGAATTCATGCTTGTGCTCTGTAGAGCACTTGCCGTCCGTCAGGTACTTCTCCCCCTCTTCCCGGAGCTTGAACATTAACAAATACTTCATGCCGTCGGCGATTGCTTTCTCTGTTTCTTTATCATGCTGGACGCGCCCAGCAAGCCTTTTGTATCCAGCAATCAACCCAGCAGCAACAATCCCAAAGATAAATTCAACCCAGTACTTAACAACGAAATCCCACAAAACCAATCACCCTTTCAACAACTTGTCTATAACGTTCCGCATTTTCTCAAGCTCCCTGCGAGGAATTGTGATCAGATCAGCAGGGCCGTCTTCTACGGGTTCCAGAAACTTTTTCATGACCCATCCGACATTACCTGCATAACTGGTCAAAGCCCAGTCATCCTGCTCTTCCGTGATCTTCAGGACGGTGCCGTCCGGAATCTGACAGAGCCTGTCCCCATACTTTGATGGTTCGTCTCGCAGATTCAGAGCTCCGCCTACAACCTTCGCATCATATTCTACCATTCTCTCACCGCCCTTAAAGATTGGATTATACAGACCGATCATATTCCAGCCACCGGAAATGCTTTTTCCTTTAAAGCTGGAGGTACATACATTCCCCCGTGACTGGCTGGAATGCAGAGCTCCGTCGCCGTAATTGTATTTGGGGTCAGCCCCTGATGCTTGGCACATCTCTTTCCCGGTCATCCCGGTGTAAATGCCGATGTGGGAAGCGTTGCCGTGTCCATCCTCTCTGTATTTGGCGGGCTCCCTACCGTCATGCGATACGATAAAGAGAAAAGCCCCCTGAGGTATTTTACCATACTGCCTTTTGCATTCTTCCGGAGTGCCCGTCCATCCGTTTTTTATGCATTCCCGATACCATGCATTGCTCCCTGGGAGATTTTTCCGGATGCCAATATCAGCAAGGGCCTTTTCGACGAACGCCTGACAATCAAGGGTTGAATATGGTGTGCCGATGTATTTACATCCGGCTATCGCTAGATCGTTGCCTTTCGACATCAGCATCACCTCTTATTTAAGGTCATCCACGCTGTGACAGTACATGCAGTCTTTCTTTCCGGCGGACAGAAATTCATAAGGGCAGTTGTGACAGATGTCAATTTCCGGTGGTTCCTCGTCATCTGCTAGGATGATCGCCCCGGCGAAAAAACAGATACAAACCCCGACCAGGATGCCGATTATAAACTGAATCATGGCAAACACCTCATTACAGCGTCATTATTAGCTCATATAATAGACCCTGAACGTGACATCATATGCTTGTTCTACCGTCGTGCTGAGCGTTAAGGACACTACGCCTGTTGACGGTTCATAGTTCCATTGAACGATGCCGACCAAAGCACCGTTATCCCAGGTAGTGCTAGGCCATGCTCTTGTAATCTCAATCCCAATAACAGTAGAGTCGAATGTTCGTCCTAACTGTATTGCCGTCGTTCCGTTCGGCTTAACGTTCAAACCCGACTGGACGACATCTGCATAGCCGATGGTAGTAATTTTTTTAATAGTTCCGCTTGCCATGATTATCCCCTTTCCAGTTTCCCGTCAATCAACTATGGGTCAAGTAAAACTGATTCTGCCAGTCAACTAAATTGCATGGCCCCACGAATCGAACGCAGGATTAAGTTCAGTAGTGCTTCCTTGCGGATGACTTTGCTGAGAACCAAACACCGTGCAACTGTATTAAAGTGTTATTTAAATCACTAAGAAATCAGGCTTTTTAACTTGTAACTATGCGCTCTATCTGAGCACCCGAAATACCATAGTCTAATAATTTCCATAT